CCCTAACTACCCTACCAGACAACCCTCTTCAGCCGTCCAGCACCCCTTCCTTGGCTCACAATGGCCTATATCACCAGAGGGGCTCCCACCCAGTCGCCCTGCAGGTCGCAGCCAGGGTCGCGTCCCTGCTGAGCATGACCAGCACTGTGGTGGCCATCCCAGGGATTCTATGGGTTCCCCTGAACCAGCCGCGCACCGTGTCATAGGGTGTCCGGGAGAATCGAGAAAACTCCCTCTGTGTTAATCCAATCTCCTTCAGTTTTGCCCTTAGATCATCGACAGAGACGTCATTGGCTATATCAACCTCTGCTGAGGCTGCATCAACCTTCGTGTCTCGCAAAACACGGGGCTGAGACTTTTCCTCTTCAGTTTGCCTTGGTATTGATTCACTACCATGGCAGAGCTCTGGTTGCATTTCTCCTGCTCTGCTCGGCATCACCGCGTTCATCCGCTTCGCCTCGGTCTTGACGCCATCCCTCACGAACATCGGCCTCCTCTTCACCGGCTCCTTGCTCATGGCTTCCTCCTCATCGCCATCCAGGAATCCACGATCCGCTTCCTGGCCTCCTCACCAATCTCTCCAGTCTCGACGTATGTCCCTCCTCCGAGCACCAGCTTAAGCTTCTCTGTCTGAGGGTCGTGGTCTATGAAAAAGACCGCCGTCAGGTCGATGATCGTCTGCCTCCCGTATGGCCCTGTGATCGTCAGGAATCCATCCGGCTTGTCGCTTCCCCAGCAGCTCATCACTCATCCTCCCCTCTCGCTCTTATCCCGGCCGCGATGTCCTTCAGGAGCGCGACCTTGATCTGCACCTTCCTCAGGTCCTCTGTGGTCGTGTGGATGTTCACCGTCTCTGTGATGCCCTTCACCACATCCTCCACCAGCTTGGCGCAGGCTTCTCGCTCTTCCTTGATATAGGGGCTGGCGATCACCCTGGCCTGCCGGTCGAGCTCTGCTCTTCTGTCGTCCACTGCATCCTCCTCTGGGAAAGCCCTGTCGATCATTCTCTTCCAGGAGTCGACAGCCCACTGCCCCTCCCGGTATTTGTCGTCGCTCATGACTCCCTTGCCTTCCTTTTATGCTCTTCCAGCTCAGCCCTTCCAGCGTCAGTGGCCTTATAATATATCCTGGATATCCCCAGGGCTCCCCATCCAGTATGCTTGACTCTGCCCTTCTCCTTGGGAGACTCAGTCTTCTCGATGAGCCCTCTCCGGGATAGCCTGAGAAAAACCTGATAGATATTGTCGGCCCCGATGAAAACCCTTCCTCCTGTTTCTTTGTAAACCTTGTCATGGACGCCTCCCGCGAAGTTCCCCCCTTCGCTGTTCTCCAGGGCCTCCAGCACCATGGCCTGCGTCTCCCCTATCACCTCAGCCTCCTTATCATCAGGGCCACCGTCCGATAGGCCCGGGCCCTCTCATCACAGAGAGCCCGGTCCTGGGCGTTGTCAGCCAGCTCGCTGCCCTTAACGGCCTTTTCCGTCATGCCGTCGGCCACTACCGCACAAGCCTCGACCATGTCGGCCGTTTTCTCCTTCACCCTCGCTATCTCCGTGCGGGTTGAGTTGAGCTCGTCGATCATGGCGCAGATCGTGTCCTGCATCCGCTTGTTGTGATCCATGAGCAGGGTGTTTTCCGTGCGGAGACGACGGAGCTCGTCAGAGCCCCGCCTTTCTTGCATCGCGTTCTCAGTGGTCACTTCGGCTTCCTCTTCAGGGTCGGCTTTGACTTCTTCACCTTCTCGGCGATCTGGTCGACCCAGTCCGGCTCATCCTTTTGAGGCTTCGACAGTTTTATGATCCTGGCGTCATCGACTTTCGCCGCCTCCAGCAGCTCAGCCTCCCTGGCCTTCAGATGCTCCACCCGGTCTTGGAGATCGGCTACCTTCTCTCTATATATAGAGAGCTCGCTCCGGAGCTGGTTGTATGCCTTCCGGTCAACAACCATGGAGTTGACCATCGGGGTGGAGTCATCCCAGGTATTGACGCCAATGCCAGCAACACCCACTACGGGTTCTGTGAGGACGGGCCTGCCCCCAACTTCCTCACCCTGGAGAGCCCCCTTCCCACACCAGTCATGGTGTTTCGTCTGAGGCCACTCTCCCTTATATCCTCCAGCCTGGATCATCGGTCGATCTCCCCGGCATTCTCCAACGCCTTTGTCTCCGCCAGTCCAGAACTTGCAGTCAACGCAGTCTACTTTATTCATGCCCGTTTCCTTATAAGTTCAGCCGCATCGCTCAACACCAGAGCCGCAGCGTCCATGTTTCTGATCCCAAGAACCGTAGCTCCCGGATTATCAGCAGCCTTTCTCAGCATGTCAGCGCGTCCATCCAGAAGCTCTGCGCACGCCTCTCTCTCATTGTCAGCCGCCTCCTTGCAGCATTCTGTCAGTTTTAGGATCGTTGACCTGTTCACCTGATCGATCCTGTTAAGCTCATGCAATCTGTCCTGGAGATCCAGGCAGTGCTTCTCCAGCCGCTCGACCTTGACTTCTATGAGTTCGTCAAAGTCAGACGCTTTGCTCCGCTCCTTGGGAGACAGAGGCCATTCATTGCTCATAGTTTCCATCCTGCTTCCTTCGCCGCCATGAGGATTATTTCCCCGCGTTCTTCCTTGGGAACTTTGAGAGCTTCCAGGATGGCAAGGACCGTTTCCGGCCCCGCCCTCTTCTTTCCATTCTCAACATCGCAGATCATTCCGACAGAATACCCCGTCAGCTCTGATAGCTGGCGCATAGGCATTCTTGATACGACCTTACGCGTTTGCCACAGCCATAGGCCGAAACCTTTTTTCACTTCTCCTTCACCCCAACTGATCCGTCTGCGTAGAACACTAAGCCTTTCGACTCCAGGGCCTTACGTATGCGCAAGACGCCCTTTTCCCCGATGCTGTTGCGAACTCTTGTCTCAAACTTCGACAGGTCAGCTGTCCCGATGTCTGCCAACTCGGCCAGATCGGAGTTCCGCATGAGGATCATGTTGCGCGCCCCTCTGCACTGAGAGCCCGTGATCAGCTCCCCGTCTGCCAGCTCTTCATGGCCCGCATAGTCACCCATCTCGATCTTGATGGTTTCCAGCAGCTTCATGCAGCCCCAGAGCATGTTCTCCAGCTTGTCAATGTCTCTCATCTCCTATCTCCGATCTCGTTGTAAATGCTAAGCGCCTCATGATTGACGCCTCCTACACACTGCACATGCTTCTGAGCGATCCTCCTGCACGCCTCTCGCTCAGCATTAACCTGCGCTGGGATCATCCCGGACAACTCATCCATGATGGTCGCTCGCATCTCTTTGAGCTCCTTCTCCAGCCGACCCTTTTCATCGATCAGCCCTATGAGCTGGTTGTTGACATGGTTGAGCTCCATATACACTTCGGCGCTACCACTTCTATTGGCGTCCACCAGAGCCTCCAGCTTCTTCACCCGCAGGAGAGCAGCACACTCTCCCTGGATGTGCATGACCATCCTGTTGGCCAGGATGTCGCATAGTTCCCCGAGCTCCTCGTGGGACCAGCCTTCAATGTCCATCGTATCCTCCTTGATTCGATTCGTTCATTATAGGCGAACTTTACCCTTGTGTCTATACAAATCTTTTGCTATAATCTCCTCATTGGAAAGAGGTAAGCCATGTCGAAGGAACTCAAGACAGTACTGGTCATTGTCGGGATAGCTATGGTATTCATAGCAGCCCAGATCATAGTTGACGCCATCGGAGGGATAAGATGAGCAAGTACGCAAACGAATACAGAAACGCTGAGTCAATCGATGTCTACCTCTACCGCTCGCAGTATGCGGCGATGATGAAGGCAAGGGCTGACATCGAGCAATACGGAGCAAATCTTCTTTCTATGTACAGAGCCAGAAAGGCGCGCTCCTAATGGATTATCAGAGAATCATCTACGACAAATGCCCGCTCTGCAAATGCTCAGCCATTAAGGAACTCAACGCCTATGACTGCAGATCCCATGCTCTCTGGAGGGAGGGCCTGCCATTTGTGATCAGGTGGTCCAGGTGCGAATCATGCCATCACGTCTTCACCAATGGTTACTTTTCTGAAGAAGCCATGGCCTTCATGATGGAGAAGACACAGACAGGCCAGGATGTCAAAGCCGATGAGAACGAGCGCCTCATCATGAGCCTGATCGTCGAGAAGTTGATGATTGACAGGAAATGCCTGCCAGTCGGCCAATGGCTTGACGTTGGCTTTGGGTCTGGAGCTCTTATGATGACGGCCCGTGAGTTTGGTTTCGACGTCACTGGCCTCGATCTGAGGCTGAAGAATTTTGAGGATATGAAGAGCCGATGGTATAACGCTTATAACATGACCATCGAGCGTTACGCTGAGATAGCAGCCTGGAGGAAGTTCGACGTAATCTCGATGCTCGATGTATTAGAGCATATGCCGTTCCCCCACACGGCCTTGGAGGCTGCCAGCAAACTCTTAAATGAAGGCGGGAAGATCATCATCTCATGCCCGAACATAGATACTGAAGTATGGCGTGAGCTTGATCGTACAATGACGAATCCATATTGGGTTGAGTTAGAGCATTACCATAATTTCGATAGTAAGACTTTGGAGTCATTGCTGATGGCTCATAACTTCGAGCCAGTCAGCTATGGTGTTTCAAAACGTTACAGATCTGGTATGGAGATCATTTCCGTGAAGATAGGCGCAGATCTTGTAGTAAGCGATCATTCTCATGAGTAAATGATCTCTCCCAACCGTCAACCTTTTTTGACCTTAAATAAGCCATGACCTCCTTTATGGAGCGATTGCGCATCCATTCGAAGTTAGGGGTCGCGTCCACAAAGGATGCGGTCCCTTTTTCGTCTGTGGGCTTTCTTGACCAGAAGCTGACCCCCCAGAACTCCCTCCCCTTCCTATTCGACCATACCTGCAAAGCCCAGTATTCCAGATCGTCCATGTATATACCTCCCGTATATACATAGCATATCACATCATTTAAGACCCTACAATTCAAATGTGTTGCTCATTTTGTAAAGACATATTAGTCTCCAGCGACAGAAACCGCTGAAGAATCAAACGATGTCCGCTTCAACATTCATCAAACTGGCAGAATATCTCCATCAGTATGAGCGTGACCCGCTCGGCTTTGTTATGGACTTATTCCCCTGGGGAGAGGAAGGAACGTCCCTTCAGGACCAGGACGGGCCTGACGTATGGCAGACAGAAGTCCTTGTCACCATTGGAAGATGCCTCGATTGGGAAGAGGCTCTGCAGATAGCCATCAGCTCTGGCCATGGCGTCGGCAAGTCTGCTTTAGTGGCCTGGGTTATTCTCTGGGGCATCAGCACCCGCGTTGGCACCAAGGGGATCGTCACCGCCAACACTGACAACCAGCTCCGCACGAAAACGTGGGTCGAGCTCGGTAAGTGGTTTCAGCTGGCTCCTGTCCTGCATAGCCTCTTCTCGATGGCCGGAACGTCTCTCCAGGCCCGTGATGAGAAGTGGGCTCAGCAGTGGCGGTTTGACCGGATCACCTGGAGTGAGAAGTCTACCGAAGCCTTTGCAGGCATGCACAACAAGGGCAAGCGCATCGTCTTGATCTTCGACGAGGCCTCAGCTATCCCTGACAAAATCTGGGAAGTGTCTGAAGGCATGAAGACAGACGGGGACACTGAGATCCTCTGGCTTGTTTGCGGTAACCCGACGCGATCCGTTGGCCGGTTCAAGGACTGCTTTACCAGACACCGCGACATGTGGCGGACCAAGAAGGTCGACGCCCGCACCGCGAAGATGACCAATAAGAAGCTCTACGAAGGATGGGTCCGCTCCTATGGCGAAGATTCCGACTTCGTCCGCGTTCGTGTGCGCGGAGAGTTCCCTCGCGTTGGCTCCCTTCAATTCATCCAGGATGATGTCGCCCGGTCGGCCGCTATCCGTGAGCCTATCGCCACAATCTATGACCCGCTCATTATGGGAGTAGACGTCGCCCGGTTCGGCGATAACGTTTCCTGCATCGCTTTCCGGCGTGGCCGTGACGCCCGCACGATCCCCTGGGAAGCGTTCTCTGGCGTTGACACCAACACCCTGGCGCTCCGCGTCATCGAGCTCTGCGCCAAGTATCAGCCAGACGGCGTATTCGTTGACGCTGGCGGCGTCGGCGGCGGCGTGGCTGACCGCCTCAGGTATTCCCGCCTTCCCGTGAAGGATGTAATCTTCGGAGCTGTAGCCGACGGGTCGAACGCTAACGCTGAAGAGGGCATGGTCGTATACGCGAATAAGCGGACGCAGATGTGGGGGGCTATGAGGGAATGGCTCGGAAGCCCGCCCAACCCATTCGGAGAATCTCTTCCAGGCGGAGCCATACCCAACGATTCACAGCTCATAGATGACTTAGTCAATGTCCAGTATGGATACACCATGCTTTATGGCAAGGACGCAATCATGCTTGAGAAGAAAGAGGACATGCGTCGAAGAGGCGTCAATTCTCCAGACAAGGGAGACGCTTTGGCCTGCACGTTCGCGTTCCCGATTCTGAAATCCGATCATACTGACAGACTGAAACAAAAGCCTACACATCAGAATGATTACAATCCATATGCAACCTCGTGGGAGATAATCTGACATGGAAGCTAAAGCAACACGAAGGAAGGATGACTGACATGGGAGCATTATTTAGCAGACCTAAGACCCCAGCCCCGCCTCCGCCACCGCCGAATCCTATGGTGTCGGCTGACTCGAAGTCGTCGATAACTGGCCCTGGAGGTAACGTCAGCAACGCTGGAGGAACGGCGCTGACAGGACCTGGGGGAGCGCCAGAGATCAAGACAACCGGAAAAACACTTCTCGGACAATAACATGAGCAAAGCGGTCGCACGTTACACAGGCGGCGGAACTCGCAAGCGTGAGGCCGCCCTATCCTACGGTCAGGAAATCCACGAGTCCCCCAAGGGAGACTTCGTGAATTATGAGAACTCATCTCCGTCCCTGCTGGCCCACGAGATCCCTGACCCGCCGACAGAGCAAACGACGAATAACAATGAGTGGCATGACCTGAGGACTCACCTGGAGAGCCGCCTTCAGATGATGACCAACTGGCGATTAAGCTGGTGGCGTCACTGGGCTCTGCTGGCCGAGAACATCCTGCCGAGACGATATCACTGGCTGGTCACCCCGAACACCATGACCAGGGGGTTCCCGATCAACCAGAACATCGTGGACCCGACTGGCTCCCTGGCCATGCGCATCTGCGCCAGCGGCCTCAAGGAAGGCCTCACAAGCCCGTCCAGGCCATGGTTCAAGCTCAAGGCTAATGTCCCAGGGTTTATCCCTGACCAGGAGGCCCAGCTCTGGTTTGACGCTGTGGAGGAGATCGTATACTCGGTAATGTCCGAGTCGAACTTCTATGACTCCCTTACTCAGCTGTTCGAAGACCTGACGACCTTCGGCACCAGCCCGATGATCATCTACGAGGATGAGAAGGACACGATTCGTTGCCATGTTCCGTGTGCTGGCGAATATTATCTAGGCGTCTCCAACACGAACCGGGTAGAATCGTTCTATCGTAAGTTCGTTATGACGACGCTCCAGATCGTTCAGATGTTTGGCCTTGAGAATTGCCCAGGAGCCATACAGGAACAGTGGCGGAGCAAGGCCGCCAGCCTCGACACCGAGATGATCGTCTGCCATTCCATCGAGCCAAACTTCGCGCTTCTTGATGGAGCTGGGAATCCTCTGCAGCCGATGTCTGACTCTCATTTTCCATTCCGTGAGGTCTACTGGGTATGGGGCCAGTCTACTGAGCGCCCTTTGAGCGTCCGTGGGTTTTACGAGGAGCCGTTCATCTGTCCCCGCTGGGCGGTGACCAGCAACGACCCATATGGCCGTTCCCCAGGCATGGACACCCTGCCTGACATCATGCAGCTTCAGCTTGAAAGCAAGCGCAAGGCCGAGGCTATCGAGAAGCATGTCAGGCCGCCCCTTCTCGCCAGCGTAGAGCTGAAGAACGAGCCATCCAGCGCCCTCCCTGGGCATGTCACCTATGTCGCCAACCTTGGCCCTCAGGCGGGCATGAGGCCGGTGTATGAGGTCAACCCCCAACTGCAATGGATGGTAGCCGACATCAAGGAGATCCAGGAGCGAATCAAGGCCGGGTTCTTTAACCATATCTTTCTCCTGCACAGCGACACCACCAAAGAGCAGACCGCTTATGAGGTGCAGAAGCGTGATCAGGAGAAGATGGCGATTCTTGGCCCGGTCATCGATCGGTTCCAGAATGAAGGAGCATCCCCGGCGATACGGAGAATCATCGGCATCCTCAGACGCCGCAAGATGCTCCCTCCGCAGCCTGATTCGCTTAGGGGCCTTCCCATAGGTCTACAGTACATCTCCATGCTCTCCATGGCCCAGAAGGCGGCTGCGACCACGTCTATCGAGCGTGTTCTCGCAACGGCAGGAAACATCGTCGCCGTGGACCCTGAGATCATGGATAACCTCGACTTAGACGAGACGATCCGTGAGTATGCTGAGCTTGTGAATGCTCCGCATAAAATCATGCGGGATCGCAAGGCCACAATGGCTAAACGTGAAGAACGCAGGCAGCAGCAGGCCACTATGGCTCAGACACAGCAGGCTGCAGCCATGGGCGCACAGGCGGCTCAGACAGCTAAGGTCATGTCAGACACCCCGGTCGGCGGCGCATCCAGCGCTCTCGATATGATGCTCGGGATGGGCGGAAGCAAGTCCCCAAATTTGGTAGGATAAAATATGGACAACAGTAAATACAAATTCAAAGGTAAGACTTGCGGTTCATGCGCGTTTTATCATATCACTGAAGGGCGCGTGACTTGGAATGTATGCGTCGCATGGCAACCAAGTTCAACTGCGATAAACCAATATGCCATATATCCGCACGTTGATGATAAATTCATAGCATGCGCGATGTATGAGTCCCTAAAGGAGGAGCAGCCAGTTGACGATAATCCAAAAGCGATCCCGCCATCGGAAATCGGAGATATATCGTAATGGAAGCAGCCAGGAGCGGATCGATAACGATCCGCGCCAGCTTCGCTATGTCAGCCCTGTGCGGCGCAGCAAATATAGCGGCCTATACTTGAAGCACATTGTGCGCCACAAGAACGGCGTTGGCCGCCCTCCTCTTATTGGTCGCGACAACCTCATCATGCAGGAGATCAGACGTTGGGGGCATACTCATCCTCGCGTTGCCGCCCTTGCTGTCAGGTTGGCGAAATATGATGAGGTCGTTTATGGCTGAGCTCAACGAAGATGTCGCTCTGAAGCTTCTCATGGAGAAGTTCAAGGAATGCGCCGACGCTGCGCGCGTCTATGCCCACGCATCCAAGCGTGAAGAGTTCCTGACTATGGGCCATATGCTGGAGCACCTGCAGAAGCAGGCCGCTCGTCTGGCGGCTATGGGAATGATGAAGAGGGTCACTGGTGGACGATAAACAAAAGCCCATGGTTGCCATCTGCGTCCCTTCTCAGCGGTCCTGGGAAGCAGACATGGCCATTGTGTTCGGTGCGATTACAGGGCGTGCAGCGTCCCGTGGCATCGCCACCATGTCGATCAATGAGAAAAGCTCGCTTGTCTGGTCTGCCAGAAACTCAATGGTTGAGAAGGCCATGGAGTATGGGGCGACTCACATCCTGTGGCTTGACTCAGACATGGTCCCGCCCGTCGATCTGATCCACAGGTTCCTTAGCCATGAGAAGGATATCGTTGGTTCTCCATATCCCAAGAGAGTCCCGCCATATGAGCTGCTCGGGGTCCCAGCCCAGCCGACTGAGCTGAATGATGGCGGTCTGGTCCCGTACTGGCTGCTCCCTGGCGGGTGTAATCTCGTTTCCATGAAGGTTTACCGTACACTGCCAAAGCCATGGTATTTCGACACTATCAGGCGTGAAGGAGCTCCTGCAGAGGCGTTCATCGCCCTCATAGAAGATCACTACCGCATCCCGCTCACGGACGGGGTAATGGAGCAGCTGTTTGGTGACCATGCTCTTTCTGACTGGCTCCTCAAAGAGGATGACATCAACAGGACTAAATATGGAGGCCATAAGGTCATCAGCGAAGACTATAACTTTTGCATAAAAGCTATGCGATATGGCTTCAAGATCTTCGGAGATCTGGACGTCACTTTTGAACTTGGTCATATTGGGGAGCAAAAAATAGTCTGCCAGCGGCAGGATTTGCCCAAGAAAGTTCTTCCAATTTCTGAATCATAATGCATAATAAGCGATGAGGCGGCGGTTGCGCTCGTGGTAATTTCCCTCCTTTGTTTACCACTGACGCGCAGGGGCGCTGCCGCCTCATTCTTTCTCCATCCTTTCCTTGACAAACGAGTTGAGCTGCTTCCTCGTATATAGTCTCCCCCCACGGCATCCAAGGCTTGGCATCCTGCGCGCAGGCTTCAGAACCCCGCTTCTGTCCCATCTCTGCATGGTCTTCTTCGTGACGCCAATAATCCTTGCCGCTTCTCCTACCCTCACAAACTCTTCGCTCACAAAAACCTCACATAAATCAATGCCATGTCTATCTTTAGACACCAATGTCATTTTGACGGAATCAAAGATTAAAAGCAATAGTATTGTATGGCTGAAGAAGTAGACGAAATCGAGCCCCAAGACGGGCAGTTCAATGCATCTGATCCTGCTCAGGTCGCGGCTAAACGCCGTGCTGCTGGCAAGAAGAGCAAGGCTGATGATGGAATTGTACATACAGTTATGTCTACAAAGGCAGGCAGGGAGTGGATGTACTCCTTACTGGCTTCCTGCCACTGCTTCAGCACGAGCTTTACCGGGGAGGCGCTCTCCATGGCCTTTAAGGAAGGCGAGCGGAATATCGGCAACATGTTGATATCGTCCATCATGAAGGCGGCTCCTGATGATTTCATTGAAATGCTGAAGGAACATCGCAAGTGACAGAAGCGATAATAGCCACAGAATCGGCCTCGGCTCCAGCGCCAGTAGCTGATGCCGCACCGGCTCCAGTTGAGACTCCTGCTGCTGCACCAGCAGTTGAGGCTCCTGCGCCAGTCGCAGCTCCTACCGTTGAGCCCGCCCCAGTTACGCAGACCACGAGCCTGATCAGCGACGAGGTCAGCAAAGCCGCAGAGGCCCCCCAGCCAGAGGCCCCAGCGGTTACAGAGACGGCCCCGGCCGTAGAGCCCCCGGCAGTCACATGGAATGACTTCGCGCTCCCAGAGGGCATGGAGTTGGATCGCACAGGCCTTGACCAGCTCAAGGAGGTGCTTGGCGGTGACCTTTCCCACCAGGAGAGGGGACAACGACTCGTTGACATGCATCTCGCTGAGCTTCAGCGGCGTGATCAGATGCTTGTTGAAAACCAGATAAATGTTTGGAACGAGACGCAGACACAGTGGAAGGAAGCCGTAAAGGCCGATCCGGAGCTTGGCGGCAATCGCTTCAACACGACCATGCAAACCTGCATATCAGCGGTGAACCGTTTCGGCGGCAACGCTGAGCAGCGAGCTGAGTTGATCAATGCCCTCAATTTTACTGGGGCAGGCAACAACCCGGCCATCATCCGCCTGATTAACAACATGGCCTCTCTCCTCAAAGAGGGATCTCCCATGACGACAACAGCAGCGCCAAAAGCTCCTATGACTCGGGAGCAGAAGCGCTATAACGCCAGCGGGGCGAACTAATGGCTAACTATTTCATGTCTATCGCCGATTGGGCGAGCCGGACTGATCCACATGGTGTCATTGATGACATCGCGGAGACACTGTCACAGTGCAACGAGATTTTTGACGACATGCTTTGGACTGAAGGCAATCTGCCGACGGGCCACAAGACCACGGTTCGCACCGGATTGCCGAGCGGAACCTGGAGAATGCTCTATCAGGGCATCCCATTCACCAAGTCGACTACCGTCCAGATCACTGACGGCGTCGGCATGCTGGAGGCCTACAGCCGCGTGGACCGGGCGCTCGCTGAGCTCTCTGGCAACGTGCAGCGCTTCCGTATGAGTGAAGACAACGCCCACCTGGAAGGCCTCAGCCAGCAGATGGCGACCACCATCTTCTATGGCAACAGCGCCATCAACCCGACGCAGTTCACGGGCCTCAGCCCTCGCTATAACACCGTAAGCACATCGACTGCGCAGAACGCGATCAACGTGCTCGATGGCGGCGGCACCGGCTCCAGCAATACCTCGATATGGCTCCTGGGCTGGGGCGAGCAGACGATGTTTGGGATCTTTCCCAAGGGCTCCAAGGCTGGGCTCCTGTTCGAAGACAAGGGCGACGTCCGTCCTGGCCGCGATGGTTCCGGTAACGAGTTTGAGGCTTACACCAGCTACTTCAAGTGGCAGGCAGGTCTGACCGTTCGTGACTGGCGCTATGGCGTTCGCATCCCGAACTTGGACACCACGACTGCCGCTGGCGGCCTTGCTGGCTCCACCCCTCCTGACATCTTCGCCCTGCTGAGCAAGGCTGTTGTCCGTCTGCCCACAATGGGACGCCGTCAGAGCGGAATCACCAAGACCGATGCTCCTGGTCAGACTGCCCCAGGCATCAAGCCTGCGATTTACTGCAACCGTACCGTTCGGCAGTATATGGACCTCCAGGCGATCCGTGACAAGAACGTGTTGCTGACCCCGACTGAGTATGCAGGTCAGCCCATCGTGGAGTTCCGTGGCGCTCCGATTCGGATCAACGATGTGCTCTTAAATACTGAGAGCCGCGTGGTTTAAGCTATTGATCTGAAAGGATAAAACCATGATCATGGATAGCCAGTTAAATTTTAGCAGCGCTCAGGCCATCACCACGGTCAGCACTGCGAGCACCACCATCACCGCCTACGACGAGTCTGGCGGCAACACCAATATAGGCAACGCTGCTCGCTTCGGCGCGGACCTCGGCGTTTCCGAAGGAGCAGTGAAGCCGAAGATCGTCTTCAGTGTCCCGACAGCGTTCACTTCGACCAACTCGGCGACGCTCAACATCCAGTTCCAGGGCAGCACAGACAGCTCCACCTGGACGACTTACATTGAGTCTGGAGCCCTGGCGGCGACCGTTCTCACTGCAGGCGCGACCTGGGTGTTCGATTGGCCTCGCAAGGCTCTTGGGGCCGCCATGCCACGCTACGTCCGCATGTACTATACTCTCGGGACCGGCGTTATGACGACAGGAACCGTGAATGCGAACATCGTGATCAATGCCGACGGTTGGGTCGGAATTGCTGATCAGTATCCAGCCAACTATACGGTTGGCGCGTAACGGAATACAGTGGGGAGGCTTCGGCCTCCTCATCTTCCTTTAGGAGAAGACAATGGCTCACGCCGCTGAAGCGCCCAAGTATCGCCTCATCGCTCCGCTTTATGCTGGCGATGAGTTCATTCCCGAAGACGAGATCATTGAGGTCGAAGACAAAGACTTCATCCCCAATGAGCACATGATCCCTCTGAATGAGGCCGCCAAAGCTGAGTTCGCGAAGTTCATGGACAAGGTCAACGGTAACCTCCCAGACCTGGGAGACATTGTCGCTGAGGGATATCGTAATCGTCCTCGCCACGAAATCACCCCGATCTTCCCTGCCGAGCAGAAGAAGGTCGAGATGCTCACTGAGAAGCCCAAGGCTCCCCTCACTGGGTTCGACGGCAACACGCAGTCCATGACCGCCAAGGGTAAGAAGAAGCAGGTCAAGTCCGTCGGCGTCGCTGGCGAAGGTGACGGCGTCTCCATGAAACGTGTCATGGGAACCGTTTCTCAGGAAGTCCAGAGAGGGATCTGACATGAAGAAGATTTTGATTACGGCTGCTCTGCTTATGATCCCGTTTGCCGCGTTGGCGCAGGGATATAACACGACTGGTGGATATGGTAACGCCTTGCTGAATTCAAGGGGCGCTATGTATATCGACCAGGACAGTTTAAAGCCGACATACTCATATACGGCGTCTGACATAACCCCGGTGGCTACAGCAACTGATGTCATTACTATTTCTGGCTCTGCCTCAAAGGTGATACGTATTAAGTCTGTGTGTCTTGGCGGAGTTGCAACTGCTGCTTCTGTATATGATCTGTACATATATAAGAGGACTACTGCAAATACTGGCGGAACCTCGACAAACCCAACTCCTGTCCAGTTTGACAGTAACGATGCGGCTCCCTCCGCCACAGTCTCTCTTTACACTGCTAACGCTACTCTTGGCACTGGGGTGCTCGTATCCGGAGGGCATATCGCCCTGGTCAACGCGACGACGCCAGCGGCTCAGCTTCTCCAAAATTGCTGGGAGTTTGGGCGCGGAGAAGAGAAGCCGACTCTTCGTGGCGTCGCTCAGTCTTTGGCTATTGGCCATGGGGGCGGGGCCGTCCCATCGGGAGCCAACATCTATTACACTGTCCAATGGACGGAGGATTGAGTTATGACCGCTTCTGCTTATTCGCTCGTCTCTGGTTATGGCAACGTCCAGGTTCTTAGCGACGGGTCCATGAAGAATGTGTCCGAGGCTCAGCTCCTCGGGCTTATCTATAACGAGCTCCGTATTCTTAACGAGCTCGTTCGCATCGGACTGAACATCCCTGATGAGACGGACAGCTTCCGTGGAGATCCTGGGTATCAGGCCTCAACAACCTTAACCACTCCGGTTTAACTCCGGAAGTTAATTGAGGGTTCAACATGCCTATTAGCCAAATCGTTCCTGGCCAGCTGCTCGGGACAACCAATTATCCTGCAGGCACTGCGATCAACCAGCCTGCCGGTCAGCAGGGCGAAGCCCTTGTTGGTCATATCCATGGAAATTACTATCAGGCCGCTAAGGCCGGTCTGGTGTTCCATGCTCATGCGACCGCAAAGACTCTTCCGGCCGTCGCCGCCAACATGGCGTCTGTGTTCTCGGTTTACAATCCTATCGGTTCTGGCAAGGTGCTTGAGCTGATCAGCGCTGACGTCGGCGTCGTTCTCGCGACCACCGTCGTCAACGTGATTGGCTTGCACTATGAAAAGTTCACGACTGCCCCGACTTACACAGCCGGCACCGAGATCAGCGCCCTTCTTGGGTCTGGCCTCCGTTCGACAGCCGTGTACGCCTCAGCTCTTACCCATGTCGCCATGGGGACTACTTCGGCTGCTCGCGCTGCGATTGTCACGACCTTTGGCGCTGTGACGTCGACTGCCGACAATCCGATCACTTACTATTTCGATGGTAAGGTGGTTGTGCCTGCTGGCGTGGCTGTGTCCTTCGCCGCGTCGACTGCGGCCTGGACCACATCCGGTCTTGATCTCAGCCTTGCTTGGTGTGAATGGCCTGCATAAGGTAAATTAAGGAGGGGCTCCATGCCGTCTACAAGCAAAGCTCAGTACAGATTTATGCAAGCCGTAAGTCATAATCCTGACTTTGCTAAAGCGGCTGGAGTCCCTCAATCTGTTGGCAAGGACTTTGCGTCAGCAGACAAAGGACAGAGATATAAGTCGCTCCCCGAGCGCAAGGAGGGCAGCGTGGCTAAAAAGAAGGGCTGGCTCAAGAAGGACAAGGGCGAAAAGAAGCTCGCGGCCAAGTTGACCAGCAAGGAAAAGAAAACAGAAGACCAGCGCATGAAGTCGCGCTATGGGGACCGATAATGGAAGAGAAAGCAACAGGCTCGG